TACTTTTACAGAACCGCAATCAGCTGATTCATCAACTGTGCGCCAAGTACCGCCAACCTTTACGTATTGCGCCATTTTTTATGCGTACTTCAACCAAACGTCGCCGTTAATACCGTCTCCGCTAGCAGGAGTGCCGGTTGAAACGTGGATATTTCTAACAACAGCAGATGAAGTAGAGGCTGTAGTAACCGCTCCGTTTGTTTTATTTATGTACTGAGTATGCACATCTGCAACAATTCCCGTCTCAATGTTTGCAAGACGAGCCGCTACTGTATTGAAGGTAGTTGCGGTAGAGATAAACGTTCCAGTTGGGCTTGGAGCTGTTGATAAAGATGGGGTAACGCCCAAAATAGACTGAATAGCCACAATCTCTTCTTGGATAGTGTTTGGATGAGAAGCATAAATAACGTCGGTGACGTCTACCTTAGTGCTAAAGGATTTTATACTTGCTGGATAGGATGCTGGCATTGTCTCTCCTTAGGATGTGATTCCGCCAGAGGCATTAACAGTAATGACTCCAGCTTCTGGTAACTCGTCAACATCGCATACGATGTCTTCTACTTTCAACACTTGTACGTAAGGGGTAGCCCATACGTTTCCTGTAGCGGAAGCTGATGTAACGTTAGAATCCACTTTTACATATGTAAACGTTGTAGTTGTAGGTACGGAGTAAACGCGGTATTTACCATTAAAAGTGGCGTCTACGCTCTCTACTGTTACTACGTCTCCAACTTCTAAAGTATGTGCAACGCTGGTTGTAATTGTTGCAAGGTTAGAAGTTAAAGCTTTGTTTGTAACTGTATAGCTTGCCGTTATAGCCGTTGAAGAGACGTTAGTTGCTACTTTTACATAGCTAAAGGTAGTTGTGCTAGGAACAGCAGTGACCACATATGTGCCGTTAAATGTGGCGTCTACACCATTGATAGTTACTGTTTGACCTACAGTTAGGTCATGAGTGGTATTGGTTGTAAGAGTAGCTACATCGCTTGTTAAAGCTTTGTTTTTAAGATTAAACAGTTGATTGCTGTTGCTTCTACGCAAAACTTTCATTTCAGTAAAGTCTACGCCGTTGATAGAACCGATTGTTTTAAGTACGTATTGAAGGCTAATTCGGTCTCCAAACAGCACACTGTCAATAAACAAAATATCGCCTAGAGCATCAAGTACCGCTTGCTGCACTGTGTACTGGCGGTATTGTGGAAGGACGGTAACATCGCAAATAATGTCCACGCCTACATAATCTGGTGGAGCAATGCTTAGTGTTGTATTAGCTGGAGCTTTACCTACTAAGTAGTTAGACACTCGTGTTGCCGCATTAGTAAAGTCAGTTGTTGGAGTTACGCCGTCAATTTGTACTCCACGGTCGTTAAAGCCACGCATGTAAATAACAACGCTTGAATAGTTTTCGGCGGTTGCAGATGCTTTTTGAATACCGCTCACCTGAAGAGCTAAAGAAGCGTAGTCTTCTGGAGACACTGCTCTGTTTAGCGCTTTAATGCTTGCTGGAGCGTTAATTTTTATAGAGTCAGTGGACTCAGCGTCAGCTCCATAAGCAGCAGCGTCTACGTTAGTTACAGTTAATCCAGCAGGGGCTCCCCACAAATTATCTGGGTCAACCTCTTGAATAGTATCGCCAGGAACGTTACCTACTAATCCGCCACCAATTCGATAGGTTGCAGTAATAGACTTATTGATTGGAGGGATGCGCCCACCAATGTTGTCACCAAATTGAACATAGGTTATATCATCGGCATCTGTAAAAGTAGAGAATGCTGGGGTAGCTCCTGTAACGTCAATTAGGTATTGAACTTTTGTATAAACAACTCCGTCAATTTCAATTTCAATACTGTCTTCAATAACAGGAGATTGCTCTAAAGGATAGGTCTGGTTTGCTATACCTGTGCTCAAACGAACAAACTCATTGGATACAGTTTTTCCTTCAGTGGCAGTTACAGAGTTTGCTCCTGGAGTTGCGCCAACTTGGGCTGGAACAACTACTGCATTGTCGAGTTCAAAATAAATAGGTACTTCTTCACCTGTAGCGGTTGTAGAAGTCGCTATTTGAGTCCCTGCCGGAACTGTTATAGGTGACGCGGTTGAGTTGCTAAAGGTAAGGGTAACTCGAGCAGCGTTTCTAAGAGTTGGTTGGTAGTCAAGAAGAGCGGCCTGGCGCAGGATGCTAGAACGCTTACTTGCTGTAGAGATAAACGCCTCGTTAGCGGAACGGTCAACGTAGTAAGACATAAGGTCGCCCATGTAGGCAAACATTTGAAGAATGGCAATACCAAAGTCAGACTCATCTCTGTTTGTCCAGTCAGGAGCAAAGGTAGGAATGAGGTTAATTAAGTCATCTCGGATAGATAGGTAGTCTCGAGAGGTGTAGTCAATTTGGGGTACGTAATTTAAATCAGCCACCGGTTACCTCTTCTATTATGTCGCCGTATCGAGTAAACAGGGCTGTTCTCAAGCCAACTGTCTGCGGATTACCTTCAGGGTCATTATAGTGGATTTCCAGGGTCAAGTCACTGGTGTCAGTGTCCAAATCTGCCTGCAAATCTTTAAACACCAGGTCTGGGAACCACTTTGAAAAACCCTCAACAATTGATTGCTTTGCTGCTGTGGCGGCTTCGTACTCGTTTTCAAAAACTGTTGATGGCACAGTAGTTCCATAAGTTGGGAGCATAAGGCGCTCACCTATTTGAGTAAGGCACATTAATACGATTCGGTCCTTAAGAATCTTAGTGCGGTCAGAGGTTGTGCCTACTGTCCCGGAAGCTGAAAACTTAAATGGATACGATATGGCTCGTTCTGCCATTATAGAACTCCAATCCAGACGGGAAAGTTAGGGTCTCCGCCTATATACATTACCCAAACAGTGTCGTCTAGTCCCGGTATGTACGCGGCTCTAGCCGTTGGGTTTGCGGTCACTGGTGTGCAGGGAAATGCCCAGTTTGATATGGACTCGCCCGTTACTTGAGGAACCTTTACCTTAATTCTTGCTTTGTTATCTGGGTCTGAGACATCCACGCATTTTCCTGGATAGATTCCAAAAAACTTACGGTCATGGTCTTTAAAGAGCACCTTGTAACCTCAACTTTTCGTACACAACGCCTGGCAACGGGTTTTTGGTAATCGTCGCGTTTAAATCTCTTTTTCCCTTGCTTATCCAATTTGCTTTGTTAATAGAGTAGTCATCGGTTTGAGACCTGTTTTTTGTAGCATTAATCAAATACTTTGATGAGGGGTTATTACCAACTTTTGCTACGTTTAATATAGTCTCAGGTTTAGTGCTGCTTCTAATCTCGCTTGGAATAATGGTTCTTAACTCTGGATTCGGAGGAGTTTCTAAAGATACGCCATCGGTCCAAACATTTGCAGACCCCAAGGAGTCAATTCCAGCTGTCAGTTTAGTTGTATAGACAGCGTTAGTGATTAGGTGTTCGGTCTCTAAAACAATCCAATAACCAGAGTAGTCAGTGCTCAAGCCTTCTAAATATATAGGCATGGTTGGCTTTAGCTCCGTATTTCCTAAAACTTCAACTTGAGCTCTATAAGGAAACATGGTCAATAAATCAGCGGCAGCAGCCTCATAGGAGGCTGAAGAAAAATCAATGGCTGTTGTTCCTGATTGAAACGAGTCAAAGAAGGATTGCTGGTACTTTTTACGCAAGCTTGTCTCTTGTTTTTGTTTAGTAACGTTAAAGATAGAGCTAGAGTCATTAACTAGGTCAATACCCGTAACAGCTGTAGCCGACTTAGTTCCGTCGTCAAAAGCTAAAGTTTCTCCTACTAATGGGCTAAAGGAGTATATGGTGCTACCGCTTGGGTCGTTTGCGTCGTTCATATAAAACCGCTTAGCTTCACCCTTATACCTAGTAAAGTTTTCAGTAAGTGGCTGGAAGTACAGTTCAGTGTTTTCTGCTTTTAAACTATATCCGCACTGACGTGCAAGTCGAACTAATAGTTGCCAGTCGCTTTGCCCAGATTGAGCAATTTGTGGAAACACTCTAGGGTGCGGCGTAACGTAGTAAGAAAAGTTGTACTTTGAGGCTAGTTTAATTGCCAAGGCTGAAGCGGTTATATTTTTATAAATTGCTTGACTAGGTTGTTTAAATAC